GCTCAGCGAGAGTTAAATCGATACAGTGATTTTATAAAGAATTACAAACTATCAGCAAAAATATTAGAAAACCCAGTAGAAATGGAAAGGAAAATAAATAATGGAACAAAACACGCATTTGAGGACATTGAGAAACTTAGCAATACCGTTGACAATCTTGATGATGGCCTCCAGTTGCAGTCTACTATCAACTAAACAGATAGAAGTAACTGCCAAACCAATGGAGCGAACATTTGTTCAACCCGTTATGCCCCGAGAAATAAATCTTGGTGTACCACAATGGATTGTGGTAACTCCAGATAATTGGGAAAGTCAATTAGAAAGAATTAAAAGCCAGGAAGGTGAAGTACTTTTCCTAGCTATGACAGTACCAGACTATGAAGTTATGTCTGTCAACATGAAAGAATTAAAAAGGTATATAACCGAACTGAAAGATGTAGTAGTCTATTATAAAGAAGTTACTGCACCTCAGACTGATGCACAAAAACAGAATTAAAATCTGTAATACTTGCGATCAGTATACAAAGTTTAAGGTGTGTAAAGCATGCAAATGTTTTATGCCACTTAAAGCAAGGCTTACTAGGGCATCATGCCCAAAAGGCAAATGGGAGAAATAAATGGATTGGTTAAAAAAGAGAGTTTCCGAGAGAACATCTTGGGATGGAGCAGTAATCATCGTTGTATGTAGTTTAGTACTATTTACAGGTGGAGTAGCTAAGTTATTAGCACTAGGAGGCCTATGCTACGGTGTATGGACTTGTTACGAGGCTGAATAATGCCTTATCACACTAAGCCTAAAAAGGGTAAAGGTAAAAAGAAAAAGCCTGGCAAGAAGAAAAGAGGTATGAAATAGTGCCTGCTACACGTAAAAGAAAAAAAGCGCCTAAAGGGTTTCATTATATGCCCAATGGCAAGCTAATGAAGGGTACTAAACATGGCCGTAAGAAGAGCAAGAAGAAGAAGTAAAGCTTCAGCTAAGAAACGTAACGTACCTACTAATAAAAAGTTATACGCTAGAGTAAAGTCTGCTACAAAACGAAAGTTTGCAGTGTACCCTAGCGCATACGCTAATGCTTATCTTGTAAGAATGTATAAGAAGGCAGGAGGCAAGTACCGTCGTGGCTAGGGGTGGACTAAGCACATGGTTTAAGCAGAACTGGGTAGATATATCTAGACCTAAAAAAGGTGGTGGATTTTCAAAATGTGGCAGACCTAAAGCAGGTAAGAAGGCATATCCGAAATGCGTACCAGCTGCAAAAGCGAGTCGAATGACAAAAAAGCAGATCAGATCAGCAGTCAGTCGAAAACGATCTAAGAAACAAGGAGTAGGTGGAAAACCTACTAATGTTAGAACAATAAGGAGAACTACACGTGGTCGTAAGAAGAAGTAAAAAGTCCTCAAAGTTAAAAAGAGTGGGCGTATCAGGATTTAATAAACCAAAGCGTACGCCCAAGCACAGAACAAAGTCTCATGTCGTAGTAGCAAAAGTTGGTACAAAGACAAAGGTTATACGATTTGGGCAACAGGGTGTGTCAGGAGCAGGAAAATCTCCAAAAACAATGGCACAAAGAAAAAGAAGAGCCTCATTCAAAGCTCGTCACGCCAAAAATATAGCTAAAGGCAAAATGTCAGCAGCATATTGGGCAAATAAGGTAAAATGGTAAACAAATTTAAACAAAAAGCTAAACAACTTTGGAACATAATCAATGGTACAGACAGAAACCTAGATGGTAAAGTCGATATCGAAGATGCAATGTTAGCAGCAAGGCAAAAAAGCAAGAAACGTTCAAAGAACGTTAAGGAGAGATAGAAATGTCTATGAGATTAATGGCAGCAGAAGTTGCTTGTGGTACCAATGTTGGAGCAGCTTCAACTTTTGAGAACGCAGTATATGTAAGACTAGTAAATTCTGGAGCATCAACAAGGTTAGTAACTGTAGCAAATGCAGCAGATACAACATTGGCTTCAATTACAATCGCACCAGGGGAAGTAACATTCCTAACTAAAGATCAAGACCACCAAATATTTGCAGCACATGCTGAAGTATTAGGTGTACCGATAATATGGAGCTAAAATTGGATAATAAAGAGTGGTTAGAAGATATTGCTGCTTACAGCACTTCTACACTCGCTTTGCTTAATAGAAAAGCAGAAAAATCCAAACAGATTTCCGATGGAGATCAAGTTATGAGTGAAATATGTATTGGGTACTTGTATCTTTTACATACACTAAACACACAAGGGATATTGGAAACAAAATCAATAGGTAACGCATTAAATAGAACTGTGCACTAATGTTAGATATTAGTAGAACAGACATAGTAAGTGATTCGTTTATGGACTTTCCAGCAGCGGATCGATTCATCAAGTTACCTATAGATTCCTACCTTGATCTGTTAGGAGTACAACCTAATAGTTCACAGACTGCATTAATCAATGCTGTCAACAACCCAAAATATAGATTCGTTTGTGCCGCTATTTCTAGACGGCAAGGAAAAACATATATAGCAAATGTTATCGGGCAACTTGTTTCACTTGTACCAGGTTCAAACATTCTAATAATGTCACCTAACTACTCTTTGTCTCAAATATCATTTGACTTACAAAGACAACTTATAAAACATTTTGATTTAGAAGTTACAAAAGATAACGCAAAAGACAAAGTAATAGAACTATCAAATGGCTCTACTATACGTATGGGTTCAGTAAACCAAGTCGACTCTTCTGTAGGAAGATCGTACGACTTAATAATTTTTGACGAAGCAGCCTTGGCTGATGGCAAAGACGCATTTAACGTCGCCCTTCGTCCTACACTAGATAAAGATAATAGTAAAGCAGTATTCATATCTACTCCTCGGGGTAGAAATAACTGGTTTGCAGATTTTTATCACAGAGGGTTCAGCGATGAGTTTCATGATTGGGCATCAATCAGAGCAACTTATCACGAAAACCCACGCTTCAGTGATGATGACATCAGAGAAGCAAAGAAAGCTATGTCCTCAGCAGAGTTTGCCCAAGAATATATGGCAGACTTCAACACATATGAAGGACAAGTATGGAATTTTAATTTTGAAGAGTGTGTTGCAGACTTAAGTCAGCTAGATACTAGTGATATGGATGTGTTCGCGGGATTAGATGTTGGGTATAAAGATCCAACAGCATTGTGCGTCATAGCTTATGATTGGGATCAGCAAAAATTTTATCTTATAGATGAGTACATGGACGCTGAAAGAACTACAGAACAGCATGCTATAGAAATTCGCCGAATGATAGACAAATATAGTGTTGATTACATTTATATCGATTCAGCAGCACAACAAACAAGGTTTGATTTTGCTCAGAATTATGATATTTCTACTATTAATGCTAAAAAATCTGTTCTAGACGGAATCGGGCATACAGCGGGTATCATAGATAATGATAGATTGATAATAGATCAAAGATGTTCACAAGCATTGTCATGTGTAGATCAATACCAATGGGATTCAAATCCCAACTTACTGAAAGAAAAGCCAAAACATAATATGGCAAGTCATATGTCAGACGCACTTAGATATGCGCTGTACACATTTCAAGAATCTTCAGGGAGTTTTTAGTTTTGACCTGCCTAAAAATAAGTGTTGACATGAAGGTGAATTTTTGGTATAATTTTATATAAATAGGAATTTATGGATTTAAAACGAGATTTAGTCAAGTACGTCAGAGATAAAGCGAAATCTAAATATAAGAAAGACACCCAGTGCTTTATCTGTGGTGACACAGAACATTTAGACTTCCACCATTTCTACGGAATGACTGAGCTTCTTGATACTTGGTTGAAAAGTAAGAAAATTACAATAACATCAGCCGACGAGATCATGGGAATTCGTGAAGAGTTTATTGAAGAATTTACTAACGAGATTTACAATGAAGCTGCTACACTATGCAAAGCCCACCATCAACGGCTACACAGTATTTATGGTAAGAGACCTAAACTGGTGACAGCACTTAAACAAAAAAGATGGGTGGAAAAACAGAGAGAAAAACATGGCATGGTATGACAGAATATTAGGTAGAGACGTTGCGGATCAGGAAAAACTGAATCCTGCGCAGAGCTT